TTTTCCCGCTATCCCGTTTGTGTACTCGTGCAGCCACCGGACATATCCGTTCGCGTTTGTGGTCGGGTTGTTTTTCCAAATATCCTTGATCAGTACGTCTTTATCTTCTTCGGTCTTTGTTGGGTCGTTTCTTATGCCGTCTACCCGCTCTTTTGTCCCGGCGTCGCTGTAACGGTATCTTATCTCGTTCTCCAGCGCCCGCAGCTTTAGGATGTCCTCAGTGTGGAATATCTGTTGAGATGCGCTTTCCATGTATTTTTCATAGTTGGCGATCGCGTCGTACTGTGTCGCGTCGCCGGTCCTTGTCAGCGCGAACGGGTCCCATCTGCGCCCCGGCGTTCTTGTATCGGTCAATCCGGCGATTTCGGTCGGCAGGGTATCACTGTTTACCTTCATTCCCAGCGCGTTCATTACTTTTGTAAATATAGTGCCGGGCTTGTCCTCCTGCATGTGCGGCCAGTAGTTTTCAATGTAACCACTCGGCGTATATCCGTTTTCGGTCAGCGCCCGATCCCATTCAAGTTTCACCTCCTTGAACTGCTTCATCATTTCGACGGCAAGCTGCTCGCACTTGCCGGCGTCTATACTGCTGCCGTGTTTGGCCAACAAATCGTCCATCTTTAAAGAAAGGGCGTCCTGTATCTCCGCGCTTTTTTTCGTCACGGTTCCCGTCGCCAGATACTCCGCGTTTTCTCCCAGCATCATGGTATACTGCCGTTCGTAAGTGTTCATTTTTTCCAGTCCCAGGTCCAGTATCTGCTGCTGATGTTCGTTTATCCATCTGGTCCGCGCGGCTTCGTTTGTTTTTACCCCGTCGAAATATTCGCTGTTCACCGTCTCGCCGCCGTCTTTGCCCAGTGCGTCGATGTTGTTCCTCTGCGGCGTCTCACGGTCGTACAGCAGCCCGATTTTGTCTTTTATATCATCAAAGCCGGAAAGCTCCACCACGCTTTTCGCCATGTCGTCGCGCGCCGCTTTTTGTGCCGATTTGTATGCCTCAAACGGTGCCCGCGCCTCGGCAAGGGCCGACTTTGCGTTGTACAGCTCCATCACGCTCGTGGCGTTTATCCCGCTCATCGCCTCGAGGTCGCCGGGTTTGACGGCGCCTTTCATCATGCTGTCCACTACGGTCCGCTCTCGTTCGGTCAGCGCGGTTTTGCTGATTATTTTGTCCACTTCTTTCTGCAGGCGGTACACGGTCTTATCCTCAAATGGCGCCATCGCTTCCTCCAGCGTCACGCCCTCGCCGTATTTCGCGCTGCGTGCGTCGGCTTTGGCGTTCTTTTCCCTGTCGTAGCTCTCCACCTCGCTCATCGTGTCCGCCAGCCCCTCGATAATTCCGCGGATCCTGTCTCTCGCGGCTTTCTGATTCTCCGGGCTTGCCTCGAAATAGTCAGACATCGGCACGGTCGTGGGCGTTGTGGCCTCCATGAAGTTTGCCATTTTTTTCAGCATCTCGCCCAGATCCGTCTCTCCCGACGGGAAGAAGTCCTCACCGGCCACCACGTTCATTTCCTCATAAAGAGAATCTATTCCGCGCGTCGTTTCGTTTGAGAAATTGATCCTGCCGCGGTTGTTCCGCACGAACGCCGCCCAGTCGTCCCCAAAATCGGCCTTTACGCGCTCTGGCACCCTGATCGCAGAGTCCTTCATAACGTTGCGCGCGGCTTCGTACTGCGGGTAAATCGCCTCCTGCACTCCGCCGTTCTCGTCGGCCAGCTTGTACAGCTTGTCTATCTGTTCGTCGGTCACGTCGCCGCTTCTCAGCGCCTCGGCTATCTCTTGCACAGTCTCTTTCATCTCGACCTTTGCGTCCGCGTGCCTGATACCAAACTCCTGCTCTATGGCGCGGCTGACGGCGCGGACGTTCTGCGCCTGCACAGCCTCACCCTTTGCCGTCTTTTTCGTCCCGGTCTCCGTGTCGCCCGCCGCCGCCGTGTCCGCCGCTGCGTTTTCCTTGGCTTTTGCTTTTATGTCGGCCCTTGCCGCTCGCTCCGCTTCATCTGCGGCTTTCAACCCCTCAATTACGTGTTTTGCGCTCTCCTTCATGGCCTTTTTCCGCGCCTGCGTGTTAGAGAAATCCGTGTACTCCTGCCCTCCGGCTCGGTTTTTCTCGCCTTCCTTCGCTGCCGCGCCCGGTTTGACCTGCGTCTTTTCCGCGTCTGCAGTGTCGCTCCGGATGTTCTCGGCTACTGCTTTGACTTCTGTATTCTCTGCGGCTGCCGCCTTCACTTCCGCACCCGGCTTGATCTGCGCCTTTTCTGTGCCCGCGGTCCCCACGGCTTCCTTACCTTTTATGCTCACGCTCTCCGCGGGCTTTGTTTCCGTCGCGGCCTCCGTGCTCACGTTCTCCGCGGGCTTTGTCCCCGTCGCGGCCTCCGTGCTCACGTTCTCCGCGGGCTTTGTCCCCGTCGCGGCCTCCGTGCTCACGCTCTCCGCGGGCTTTGTCGCCGTCTCTGCGCCTGCCGGTGCATAGCTGTCGTATGCGGCCCTTGCCTGCTCGTAGTACGCCTTTGCTTTGTTTATGTCCGCCGCCGTCGCTTCCGGGTTGTTTTTCAGCGTCTCATACCAGCTCTCGGCCATTTCATAGTTATCATTGATGCTCTGCCAGATGTCGCTGTCCACCGTCGTCTTTATGTCGGTCCCGCTGTCGCCCAGCGCCTTTCCGGCCAGCCCCATAGTTCCCTGCATAAACAGCGATCCGGCCGCGCCCATCATAAAACTTTTCGTGTATTCGTCAATGCTTGCCGGTTTCAGCTCCTCTTTCAATATGGCCGTCTTTATGTACGGCTCCAGAAATGTGGAGACTACCTCCTCAAGTCCTTCGCCTATTGTGTCCACTCCCATGGACAGCAGCGGCGATTTCCCCACAAATTTAAGCCATTTTTTCAGATCTTCGCTCAGGATGCCCTTCGGCAGCCCCGGTATGCCGCCGGATATGCTTTCTATCAGCGCCTCGACCATGCCGCTCGTCAATCCATAGTTTACCGCCTGCCCTATGTTCCCCGTCTTTTGATATGCTTCCGTCACCGCGCTGCCCATCGCGCTCGCGCCTATCATCACCTTTTGTGCCGCATCGGTAAGGTTCGCCGTTTTCTGCGCTGCGATCAGGGAGTTTGCTCCCGCTCCGGTGGCTCCGGCGGCCGCGCCTCCCACCACGTCCCCCGCAATGGCGACATACATCATGTTCCAGATCGTCGCCTGAAAGTCGGCCACGTCCTTGTCCATCTTGTATCTGTCCACGACTTCGCTCATCAGCTCGTCGCCGTTGGTCCAGCCTGCCGCCGCCTCCGCCGCTGCTTTTGCGCCCCGCGACAGTTCGTTCTCGGGCAGCGCGCCGCCCATGGTGTATATCCCGTTCAGCACGTTTCCCAGCGTTGTCACAAGGCTTTTTATCAGGCTCTCGCCCGTTTTCACCGCCTCCGCGCCGCCTATCGCCGCGCCGCCTATCAATGCTTTCTCGTTGGGGTTTGCGCTTGCCACCCACCTGTCTACGTCGTCTTGTTTTATATAGTTCTTCCCCGGGTCTCCCAGTAGCTTGAAATTCATCTGCGGCGCTTCGTAAGGCGCCGTTCCCGCGTTGTCCGCCTGCAGGCCGAGTAGCGTGTCCACGGAGGCGTTCATCAGCTCGTTTGCCTTTCCTCCCGCCCTCGTGTCCTCGTTTACCATTTTGTCTATGTTTCTGTACTTTTCCGCCCGCGCCGCGGCTTCCTTTCGCGCCGTAGCCTCCTGTGCCGCCGCCAGTCTCCCGGTTCCGCCCATTATTTTGTCGTCCGTATATTTTGCCGCGTTTTGGTCCGTCGCCTGCCGCGTTCTCAGGGCCTCCGCTGCTGTCGCCGCCGACTCGCTCCTCTGCCCTCCGGCGTTTTTGTCGGCCGTCACTTCCGCGGCCAGCGGGCCGTACTTCGCGCTCTGCGCGGCTTTCTTCCCGGCTTCGGCAATCATTGCCGCCACAATGGCGTTTCCGTCCTTTTCGATCACGCCGCCGCCATATTTTCCGCCCGCTCGCTTGTCTCCCAGCAGCAGCATCTCCTGTATGGCTCTTGCCCTCGCTTTTTTCTGCGCACCCGCTGTACTCTGCGCTATGGTTTGTCCTGCGGCCTTCTGCGCTCCGCCGGCGTCCTTACCGGTGCCGCTGTTCTCCGCGTCCGCCTGCTGCTTTTTCTCCTTTTTGGTCAGGTTGTTGTACTCGGCGTTGCCGGTCTGCTGCTCGCCCTTGCGATACCACGTTATATCATCGCGGTCGTTGTAGCCCATGGCGTTCTGTACGGATTCAAGCGTGACCGACCTGTCCGCGCCCGCCCTTTTCGCGGCCTTGAAAGCGGCCAGCGTCTTGTCCGTGTAACCCTCGCCAGTCAGTCCGTAGCGCACCCTGTCGGCCACGCTGATCGCCGTGTTCTGGTTATATCCCGCGCCGCGTCCGTTCCCGCCGTTCAGTTCGTCAATCGTCGCGGCGTTTTGGCGCTCTTTTTCTTCTTCCTCGCGCAGTTTCTCGTATTCTTCTTTTGTCACCCGGCTCGCCTCTCATTCTTCGCTCTCGTCGGAGTAAACGTCTGTCACGTATGATCCGCTTGTCAGCTTTTGCGCGTCGCTCACGGCGGCGTAGTATTCTGCGGCAAAATTCTGCGCCATACTGTTATCCTCATCATAAAGGGCGCGGCTCGCGATTCCTTTCGGGAAAGCCGCGCGCACGAGCCGCCAGTTGTATGTCAGCGTGTCCGTAAGCGCCGTCACCTCCTGCGGTTCCGTCAGCTCGCTCGTCCCCTCGAACCGCCGGATGCTGTTCTCTGTTTCAAAGGTTTCCGCTATCATCTGATTCACCCACGCCACGGCGTAGCCCGTCATTTCGGTGTCGTCCGCCGGTTTCGCCTGAATAAGGGCCAGCCCCTGCGTGAAAACGTCGTTCACTGTCATTTCGTTTTGCTCTCCTTCCCGCTGTCAAACTGCTGTTTCAGCACGGAAAGCAGCGCCTTCCTCTGTGCCTTGTTTGCGTCGGCTTCGCCCTGCTGTGCTCCGGCCGCCGCTGCCTCCGCTTCCTCCGGCGTCATTCCTGCCTCCTGTGCCGCGGCCGTCTGTTTCTCGGCCTGTTCCTGCTGCATCTGCCTTTGTTCCTCGATCTTTTTTATAAGGTCCTTCTTGTCGCGCACGTATTGGTCGGGGATCCGTTTCAGATAATCTACCACGTCGGAAAATACGCCGTTTGAAAACAGCGCGTCAGCCGTCTGCACCTGCATCAGCTCGCTCCAGTACGACGATGCTCCCACGTCCACGGCCACGTCCAGCGCGCCTAGGTCCACCTGCGCAAAATCAAATCGGCTTATCCCCGCGTCGTTTTTCTCCGGGTCAATGTCGCGCAGCCCGTAGTATCTGCAAATCATTTCTATCAGGATGTACACCTCGTCCTCCCACAGCTGATAATACGCAAGCCTCTGCAGTTCCAGCGGCGCTTGGCTTGCTTTCTGCACGGCGATGATGGCGGATGTGTTGTCAGGGTTTGTGATATTGCCCAGCGCCGCGTCGTTCGCGCCCATGAAGTCCTTGCTGTAGCTGATTATCCTGTCTATGACCAGCAGTACCTGATCGCTCATGTCGGCCGCGCGCCACGACGATGCCACGGCAAGATTCGGGTCACCGGCGACGCGAACGGCCTCGCCCACCTTGTTGGTCCAGTTTCCGATCAGCGTGCCGTTATAGAAGATTTTTGGGAACGCCAGGCGCTTCTCCTGCTCCATCGCCATAGCCATCATTTTGTTCACGAATATCTGGTTCGGGATAAGCCCGGTAAGTACAGCCTGCCCGTGATACCCGTCTTTTTTCAGCTCCCACGGCATTCCCGCCACTGGATAGCGTGTCAGACCCGTGTCTGTCGAGCGGACGATCACGGCCGCTTCTGTCGTTTTTGTGAACCATACCGTCCCATTCTCTTTCCAGAATTTCGTCAGCACGGTCACAAGATTACTGTCGAATCCGCTTTCTTCGCTGCTGTAAAGCCCGCCGCCGTCTGGAATTATCTTTTCGATCTCGTCACGCGCGGTGCCCAGCTCCTCGGCCATGCGCCTGACTTTCTCCAGCGGCAGCCTCTGACAGATAATTATGCCGGTCTGTTCCTCTGCCTCGTGCGTATAGGGGTCGATATACAGCACCTTATCGTTGTCTATAACTTCAATGCAGATCTCCGCCGGCCTGTTTTTCGGCTGCCTGATGTAGGTATAAAAATAGCCGTCTCCATCCACGGCGCTGTTGCGCAGAAGCAGCCTGCCGCGGGTTTTTGCCTTCGTTTTTTCCAACACTTTGTCGATTTCTGCGTCAAGGATCTGCGCGACGGAAGCCGCCGGTATCTCCACCTGCTCGGTCACCGGGATCATCGCGCCGGCCTCGTCCATTGCCGTGCCCGCGTTTCTTATCCCGGCCGCGCTGTTCTGCGTCCTCACGTCCGCGCTTATGTCGTCTGTCGCCAGCATCGCCAGCAGGTAGGTCACGACGCGCTTTAAAAAATTGATCACCGGCTTTTCAAGATCGGGCGCCACAACGCCCTTCCATTGGTCACCGATAAAAAAGTCCTCGTTCTGCCGGACCCGTTCATAAAGCCCGATGCTCGCATTATAGGTAATGCATTTGTTGTATTCGTCCCACACCTGCGCGGGGTCCGTTTTCTTTTTCTCCATGCTCATGCCCTCTTTATCAGTTGATGTATTTCTGTCCGCGTCCGGTCCCGTCATATCGTAAGATGTTGTCAAGCTGCGCGTCACGCCGTGCCAGATCTGCGTCCGCTTTTTTCGCCGTCGTCTCGTCGCCCTCTGCGGCAGGCGCGGCGCTTATGCGGCGGTGCCCGAAAAAGTACCCGGCCGCCGCCCCGGCCGCCGCTCCCGCCAAAATATACAATATTTCCATTTTTACCTCCAAAAAAGGGCAGGGCATTTGCCCCGCCCCGTCTGTTTTATATGTCCGCGTCAAGGATAGCTTTCAGTTTTTCCAGCGCGGTGCGCCGCCTCTCAGCCGCCGCTTTCGCCTCTGCGAGTTCGTCCGTCAGCCGCCCGATCTCGTCGGCGAGCTGGCGCTTTTCCGCGGCCAGCGTGTCCACCTCTTTTTGCAGAATGGCGATTTCGTTGTCCGCTTCCGGCATTTTTGGCACTCCGGCTATATCTGCCGCGTCCCACCATCCGGCGCTTTGCCCGATGATGCTTTGACCGTCAGCGCGGAATAGTACATACAGCGGATTGACCGTGCTGTCTATCGGCCCCGCCCGCAATATCGCATGGCCTGCCGACGCAAGACCGGAACAACGCAGCGGATTCGCCGTGTCCGTGTCGAACTGAATATGCAGATGCGGCCCGCTGGTGTTTTTCCCGGTGTTGCCGTATTGCCCCAGCAGCGTTCCGGTCGTCACCGCGTCGCCCGCTTTAACCCGTGGCTGCGCCGCCATGTGCATATAGGTGCAAATTAAATCCGCCGTTTTACCGCTTTGCCAGTTTTCGCAGGCGTCGTATCGCACGACAAGCACATACCCGCAGCCGCTGCTGTCCCCCGCTGTCCCGTCCAGACCGGACGCGATGACGCGGCCATTCCCCAGCCCGTACAGCTCGCGGGCTGCTTTTGCGCTGGTAATGTCTGCGCCATAATGCGCCCAGCCCCAAGCGGCACGATATTGCGGGTCTTTATATCCGGCTTGCACAACAGCCGCGTCAATCGGCAGCCTTAATTTCTGGTTCATCTGTTTAGGTCGTTCAAAGTGACGGCCTTTTTAGTCCGCAGGTCCACGACAGGCACCTCGTCCGGCAGCTTGCCATACGCGTCGATGTAGATGTCTTTAGTGTCGTTGTATACGCTGTGGATGGTCTTTGTGAACGCCTGCGGGTGATACACGCCCCGCCACGGGAACCCCTTTACGCCGCCCGCGGGAATAACACCGTCAGCCGTTACGTAGCTTATAGCACCGGTTACGTGCGTCGGAAGCTGCTTTACGGTTTCGGCGCTGTCGGTTATCACGCGCACAGGGCCGGTTTCCATCTCAAACGGGTTGTCCATGTCGTCCACGATCTCCACCTCGTCGAACGTTATCTTGCTCCCGCCGCCGGCGCGAACGGTTTTACCCAGCCGCTTAAAATGGACCTTGCGCCCGCACCCCAGCGTGCCGATTTCCAGTTCCTCCGCTTCGTCCTCCGCTTCGTCCGCGGCTTCGTCCGCGGCTTCGGCGGTACTGCCCGTCGCGCCTATGGCAGCGGCCACAGCCGCCGCGATTATCTCCGCAAGTTTGCTCTCCGTTATTTCCATATCATTCATCTCCTTTTTATTTGTCCGCATTGGGCTGCTGATATTCTTTTGCCCGCGCGGAATCCGTAATCCCCTTGGTAGTCGGGTCGTTGCTGACGCCCATCGCAACCAGCAGGCCGCCCACAGCCGCCGCTACGTCAAGCGCCTGACTTTGCGTAACACTCGGCACGATGCCCAGCGCGGAAAGCAGGCAGTACACCGCGCCGATAATGGCCGGCACCTCCGTCGCCCACCACACGGGGTTGCGCAGGCGCACCGTCAGGTTTACGCCCCATATTTTCAGCGTTTCTTTCCAGTCCTCGTTCATGTCCTCGCCTCCAGTTGCTGTTTTATGTAACCTATGTCGGTCTCCATCGTCGGGATATGTTTCGCGTAATTGTTGTGCTCGTCGACCTTTTTTTCCAGCTCTCCGATGCGGTATTCTATCAGCTCCTGACTACGCAGTCGCGCTTCCTCGCCTGTCCGCCTGTTCGCGGCGCTGATGACTATTTGCGTGATGATAGTTCCCGCCGACATGATGATAGCCACGATGATTCCCTCAGTCATTCGTTGTTACCCCTCGTCAGCAGCCGCGGCCGCCGCCTTTCTTTCCGTTTTTACCGCTTGATTTTTTCTTTGCCATTTTTACACCCCCAAAATATTTTTTATTGATGCCAGAAAAGTCAACAGCTTGCTAAGCGTCGGCGAGGACAGCCCGTTTACCAGCGCGGTTATCTGTTCGACCTTTCCGCGCGCCTCCGCCAGACTGCCCGACAGTGTGGTTATCTGCGCGTCCTGCGCAGCTTTGGCCGCTTTTGCGGCATCCGTCCATTTGCCCATTATGTCGCCTCCCCCGCCGTTACGCCCAGAATTTCAAGTGCCGCCTGCATATCGGCTGTTTCGTCCTCCGGCTCCGGATCTGCGTTCAGCGCCGCCGCGTGTGCCGCCGCGCTTTCCTCCGCCGTTTCACCGTAAGGGTAGTTTCCCTCTATCTGCACCTGCACCGCCTCGCCGTTATGAAGAATTACATACATGTCTTTCCCGTCCGCGTTCCACCCGCTTCTCAGCGCGTTCATCGCGGCGTTGTCGTGGTTGCCTTTAAGGTAGACGCTCGCCGTGTACATTTGCATCACTCCCTTTCGATATAAAGCGGGTACTCGCCTATGGACGAGTACATCCACATTTTTATCACGATGTCCGCCGCCGCCGTCTGCTGCGCTTTGGATATGGTCGCCACCGTCGTATCACCGTCTTTTATGGCGAGGCTTCTCAGCCCGTGGTATTTTTCGCCTTTGTATATTTTTGCCACGATGGGCGCGTCGCTCGGCACGGTCTGGACAAAGGCGCTCGTGCGCACCCCGTCCGTCAGGAAGCAAACGATGCTGTAGCCGTTCCAGCACATGTACTGCCCGTAGCCGTTCGTCAGCGGGTATATTTTGTTCGATATTTGCAGCGCGTTTTTGAAATCTATCAGGTAGGCGTTGTCTCCGGCGATGGAGTACAGCGCGCTGCCTATCGTCAGATATGTCGATTCTCCCAACAGGTTGGCAAACACCAGCCCCGTGTCCGTGGATGTGTTCGTCGCGGGGTTGTAGATGAATATTCTGTTCGCGTATGCCGTAGCCGTCGAGTACACAGTGTAGTAGATGGCGTGGTAGTCTCCGAATACCGTGTCGTAGTCCACCCACGCCGCCATTCTTACGCCCGTGCTCGTGCTCGTGGTGAACCAGTTGAACACGTTCGTGGTGGTCACCTGCGTCGCTATGTCGTAGGAAATGAAATAGTTCACGCCGGCGCTATTTAAACCGAGTGACGCCCCGTGCCTGTTGCCGAGCACGTAGACCTTGCCCTTGCTGCTGTCAAGGAATATCGGGGCCGGTCCGGGAGTATATTGGCTGGACGAGCCTTGACTCGTGCCTAATACGACGGCGCACTGTGTGAACTGCATCGTCGTGCAGTCGAGTTCCAGCAGCTGCATCTGGTCATTGCCGATTGAAGTAGCATAACCGTTTTCGGCTACAGCGGCGTAGATTGTGCTCTCCCCGTCCGACACAATGTTGACTGTTATCAGGTCGGAAGCCGTATAGGACAAGGACCTTGTCCTTGTCCCCGTGAATGTCACCGTGTCAACGTATGCCAGCGTCGTCGCGTTGTACCGCGCGAATGTAAGGCTTCCTGTGAATGGCGTCGAGGTGGAGAGGAACCGCCAGATATACCCGCCGCACTTGACGCACGGCAGAGCCGCGTTTGTCACCAGCGTCGAGTAGTCCGCTATCCAGTTGTCCGCCACGTTTCCGCCCGCGAAGTTGGAGGGCGGCAGGTTTATTCCGGAAAACGAAGCCCCGCCGCCTCCGCCGCCTCCGCCGAAACAGCTCATTATGCTCATTTTTTGTCACCCCACTATCGTTATGATGCACGGCAGGTCTATGGTGGGCTGTGTCCCGTCCGCCGTTATCGTTACGCCGCCGCTTCTCTGTCCCGTGATGGAAAGTATCGCGGCCCTCATCGCCTCGCGCTGCTCTTTTGTCGCCGTTTTTGCCAGCCCCATGCTGCCGTTCGTCTCGGAGGTTATCGCCGTCAGCCCCGTCACGGTGATGCTGCCGTTCGTCCAGTTCGCGGCGTACAGCACGCACGACACCTCGTTCGAGGCGGCGGCTTTGCCGTCCAGCGCCTTTTCCAGCTTGCCGATGGCGCCGGAGACGCTGTCTGTGGTGTCGATGGCGGCGGCCGCTTCCGGTTTCGCGTAGCCCGTCATCACGACCTGGGCGCCGTTATAGTCCCCGGCCCTCGCCACCACGTTCCCCGCCCGCCCGAACACCGACGCGACGGAGCCGGAGGCGAACTGCCGGTCGTCCACGTATTTTTTCGTGGCGGGCTGGTAGTCGTCAGTCGGCGTAAAGGCGTCCGTGTTGTCGCGGCGGAGTATCTGCGCGTTTACGGCGTCCTGCGCCGCGGCGTTCGCGTTGGCCACGGGTATCACGACCTCCCGCGTTATCTGCTCCACCGCCGCCTGCATGGCGCTGGTCGAAAGCCCCGGCACGTCCGCCTGGCCGAGGACGCCCTTGCCCGTGAGCATGTCGCTCGTTATCTGTGTTAGTGCCATATCATCACCCCTTGTATTTACTGCCCGGCTCCGTGTACTCGAATCCGAACTGATACAGCCCGAAAGGCTCGTTGTTTTCGGCGTTTCTCACGCGATACCTCGTCAAGGCGAATTTTTTGTTCTTCTTCTTCCCGCCTATCGTTTTCGGGCTTGCGTCTCCGCTCCACGTCCAGCCGCTGTATTTTATGCTCTCCCACGACAGATACCGCGTTTTCGTGCTTTCGCTCAGGGTCAGATACCACGCGCCCTTTTTTCGCGCCCATATCTCCACGCTCGTGCGCACATGCGGGGCCACGGTCACGGCCACGAATTTGACGTTCTTGTTCTCCCAGAAGTACCGCCCGTAAAAATCGGGGAAATCCCAGCGGAATTCTATCGCCGTGCCGCCGTCCGCGCTCCAGTCGTGATAACATTCGGGGTCGTCCTCGTCCGTGTAAAAATTGAAAACGTGGCCGGAATCGTCACCGAAATAGAGCCGCTCCACCTCAACGCCCTCTACGCTGTCCTTTTGGCTCCACAGTATGCGCGCCGGAACGTTCGTCCATTTGTAGCACTCGTACTGGTAGCCGCTGCTCGGCTCGTTTTTGTTGTAGAACCGTTGCGAGCTGTCCAGCAGGTACACGCTGTCTCCTGCTTTCAGCACGTAATACTCCCGCCATTTGGTGGCATAGGCGTCTTTAAGTCCCGCAAGCGCGCAAAGCTCTTTGTTGATGTAAAAACTTCTCACCTGTTCATACCGCTCGCCGGTTATGTCGGACGGCGTGAAGGCAAAAACTCCGCGCCGCGTCAGAAACAGCGGTTCCTCCAGAAACGCAAAAGCGTGCGGCGCGATCGCTTCCTCCCCCTGTTTCGTGCCGTAAATTTTGAACAGCGCGTTGCCGGAGGTGTCGGTCGTCCCCTCGCGCAGTACGACGCCGCGCCCGCCTTTGCCGCCCTTTATGTGCGTCGCCAGATACCCCTGCAAAAGCGAATACCCAACGATGCCGTCCCCTGCGCCGGAGAGGTCGCTGTACCATGTCTCACCCCAGTACAGCGGGTTACGATAGGCGCACCACCTGTCATGCACTCCGCCGTTCGTGCCGAATATCCTGTCGGGTACATCGGTCAGTCCGTACATGATGCTTGTTGATACGCTGTTTATCGGGTTGTCCGTGTATGCCGCGTAAAAATCTTTTGCCGCCTGAATGATAACGTTGTCCACGCCCTCGGAGGGCGACGCTCCCGGTGCCGAGCCAAACGTCACGACGCCCGTTGTCCTGTCCACGGTGAAGTCGGTGTTCTCGGTCTTTGCGTCCCAGTCTCCGCTTGCGTTGAGCACCCACGCCTGTACGGCGTCAGCGGCCAGCTCGTCGAACGACAGCGTGAAGCCAGTCGCCGCCGACGTCGCGGACGAGACGCAAAACCGCTCTTTCCATTTGCGGGAAAGCAGGTTCAAGTCCTCGTATGCCGTGCCGCCGGGGTCGCTGTTCTCCGCGTTCGGCATTTTGGCTATCAGCAGCGTAGGGATATACGGTTCATACCCTGCCGCCGCCGTGTCCGCCCACCCGGTGTAAACGCTCGTTCCGTTGTCCGTGCGTATGACGGCCCGCTGCCCGTCGAATATCATCGTGTAGGTTATCCCGCCGACGGTCATGGTCTCAAAGGTGGACAGCGCGTCAGCCAGCCCCGTGAATACGGCGGCCCCGTCTTTATACAGCGTCGTTCCCGCGTGTATCATTCCGCCGCCCTGTCCGTTTATCCTCCCGCCCAGCGTTTGCAGCAGCTCGTACCCGCACCTTTTGCGCGGGTTGCCCTGTAATCCGGGTATGACGTTTATCGCGTCAGGGCTGCGCATCTCCGCAACCTCGACGGAGGAAAGGTCTATCCCGCGAAAGTTGCTGTATGTTTTTTTGTATTTCGTCAGACTGGAAAGAGCCGTGAATTTCGGCACAGTCGCCATATATCACGCCCCCCTTAAATCAATGATTTCAGCAGCTCTTTATATTTTGTGTTGTACTCGTTCGGGTACATTTCCTGCGCCGCCGCCTGCATCTGTTTGGTATAGTTTGCCAGTTCCTCGGCATATTTCGTCCCGTAGCTGTTCTCCACGTTCGCGGCGTTCGTCGCGGCATTGTTGTATATGTCGTTGCGCCTGTTCTGATAGCTCGCCTGATTGTTCGCCATCTCGGTGTTCGTCGCGCCGCCCGTGTAGCCTGCCGCGCCTATCTGCTGCATCATGTTGCGGTTGCCCAGTTGGTTGGTTATGTATGCGTCGCGCAGAGCGTCGTAACGGTTGGAGTTTATCTTCCCCAGCTCCGCGTTTTTCGCGGAATCAAGCGCCGCCTTGTACGCCTGCATATAGGCGGTGTCTCCCACGGTCGCCGGTGTGGTGCTCGTCCCGGTGCTCGTGCTGCCCGTGCCGTCTCCTGCGCCGTATTTCAGCCCCATGCGCTGATACTGCTGTAAGAGGGAGGCGTTCGGAAAATAATTTTTCACCACGCGCCCTTCTTCCGGCGCTCCGCTGCCGTTTCTCACGCTGTGCTCATATTGTCTCATTCTTATGCTGTCCATGCTCGTCGCTCCTTTCTAAAAAATAGGGCGGAGTTTCCCCCGCCCTATTGCGTTATTGCTCAGGCTGCGACGGCCTGTGTGGTGGTGGTGACGGCGGAGGTGAACAGCGCGTCGTCCATCGCCACGCTCTTAAAGGTGACGGTCGTACCGGCGTAGGAGGTCAGGTCTACGGTGCCGGAGGCGCCGCTTATCACCAGCGCGGTCTTGCTGTAGCGCGGGTCAGAACCGTCCAGCGTGTACTTTATCGCGGTCGCGCCGGTGGAAGCCACGGCCATCGTCTTGGACGCGGCGGTGTAGGTGTTGGTCGGCGCGGCCTGCTGCGTGCCGGAGGCGATATACGCCCGGACGCCGTCCGCCTGCGTGCCTAGGACAAACGCATCGTAGATGATGCGTCCTTCCAGCAGGTCGCCGTTGATGCCAGGCGGATCGCGCTTTATAAAGAAATCCTGCAGCTTCTTGGGCTGGAAAACGGAGTTTTTCCGCACCAGCAGGAAATAGCACTGTGCGGTGCCTTTCTTGAGATAATCGTCCGGCACAGGTATTACTTCCGCACCCATAAAGGTGCCGAGTGCGCCGTTTTTCAGGATATTGGCGCCCAGAGAATCGTTGCCGATAAACTGAGAGGACAGCCTGAGCTTCGCAAACCAGCTCCAGCCGATCCATATGAATCTGTTGTCAGCCGGCACTTTTGCGTTGCTCATGGCGGCCATGGCGTCGCCCATCACCTGCACGATGGTGTCCACAGTCGGCTCGGCTGCGGCAAGCGTCAGGGCGCCCGCTCCGTCTACATATTTTCCGAGGGAGTATTTGTCCACCTCCGGTATCGTCTGCTCGCTGATTTCCAGCGACAGCATTTTATTTGCGGCCTTTGCCTCCTCCTGCTCGGAGTTGTTCCCCTTATCTATGGTCACGCTGAAACTGCGGTCTTTCGTCAGGATCATCTCCTGAAGGGTGTCCTGCAGCTCGGTCGGTTCGCCGTAACGGTTCGAGCCGCTGCGCCTGTAGTCGTTCAGCGCCTGCGTCACCGGGGTGTAGATGTTGATGCTTTTTACGCCTATCCAGTCGTAGTCTCTGTTGGTCCTGCCGTCCACGACGGATTTAATCGCAAAATGTTCCGCGATCTTTTTTTCGTATTTGTCTGCAAAGTTTACAGCCATTTTTACCTCTCCTTTTTTCCCGGGCGGAGGGTCATATCACATAGCCGTCAAACGGGTCCGGCGTTGTTTCGCCGGATCTTTTCAGGCTGCCCACAGATACAGCCGCCACTTTATCGGCCTGCGTCTGCTTCGTTGCCGCTGCCTCCAGCTCCGCGATTTTTTGATTTTTTATAAATATTTCGTGCGCCGCAGACGGCGAATATCCGCCGTCTATCATTTTCCATTCCTCATCCGTAAGCGCCAGTTTCCCGGCGGCGCGGCTGTTTGTCTCCACATCGGGGTATCGGCGGAAAAGCTCTGCTCTGTCGTGCTCAGCTCTCGCCGCCGCTTCCGCCATCTCGGCTTCCTCGGCGTGCTTTTCCTCGCGTTCGCTGTCGCTTTGCTTCTGCGCCACACGGCTTTTTGCCAGCTCGGTCAGCAGCGCGTCGTCTGCGTCGGGGTACTTCGCTTTCAGGTCCTGCATCTCCAGCCGCATCGTCGTCTCCGGGATTTTCGCTATAATGTCGTCGATATATCCCTCCGGCGTCCGGCCCAACATTTTTGCCACGGGTATGATCGCCTTAAACAGCTCGCCGCTCTTTTTGGCTCTGCCCGCCACGTTGTCATAGTCCAGTCCCTTCTGCAGCAGCGCCACAGCGCCGGTATCGTCCACGCCGAGCGCTTTTTTCAGCCCCTCCAGCGTGTCCCTGCCGACGGCGAATCTGTTGTCGCGCACTCGTATGTCCACGGTCTCCGGCCGGCTGGTCTCGCCGTCCGGGGCGCTGGTCTCGCCCGTGTTCTTCTGCTGTGCATCGGCGGTCTTGCTGCTGTCCCCGGCTTTTGTTCCAGTCTCAGCTTTTGCTCCAGTCTCAGCTTTTGCTCCAGTCTCAGCTTTTGCTCCTTCTCCCGCGCCGTCCTTCTGTTCCTCTGCCGCTGCAAAGTCGCCCTCGCCGATCAGGTCAAGGTCTCCGTAATCGCCGCCGTTGGTCTCACCGGCCGCGGGGCTGGTCTCGCCCATAGTTACGTCTGCCATTTTTGTTACCTCTCAATTTTTATTTCTTTATGCAAAACGGCCTTGCCCTTTTTCGGGCACGCGCCGTTACAGCATCCCATGTCATATACAGCCCATCGTTCGCCATTCCGGTCTGTCTCGGTTGCGCGCAGCTTCCTCAGCTCCGTCCCGCATACCTCGCACTTTGCCATTTTTGTCACCTCCCATAGTCCATCAGGTTCTCCGCCTGTGTAGCGTATGGCACAATATCCTCGTCCTGCTCCGCCGCTTCCGCAGCCATCGGCCTGCCCGCCACAAAGTAGCGGATCGCGTCCGGCGCGTGGGTGACCTCGTGCGGCTCCGTCGCCACGTCGTTCGGGTCCCGGTCGTCCATCTGCAGCGCGGGGATCGTGCGTATCAGATTGACGCAGTTGGAAAACACCCTCAGCCTCGGCACTGTCGCTCCGGTTTCGTCCTGCGTCGGCCGCAGCCATTCGTGCAGGTCATACCATCCCTGCACCCGGTTGTTGCTCGCCATGGACAGCGTTATTCCGTTTTCCCTGAATATGTCCGCGACGCTCTTGCCCGTGTCCTGTCGCCTGTTCCACATGTCCGGCGGCGCGATGTTCTGCTCCGGCCTCTCGCCCTCGGGCGTCATAGCGCCTATTGCCTCCGCCGCGCGGCTGATGATCAGCCCGCTTTCGTAGATTTCTCGGTACACCACGGCTCTGCCGTAAAAGTCTACCGCTATCCAGTAGCCCGCCAGCATGTCCAGCCCGTAGTCCATCGTGAAGTATCTGCGCCAGCCCTGCGGTATCGGGAACGGGGCGACGACGTGCAGTTTCCTGTCCCACTCCGTGAAATACTGCCCCTCGAAAATGTCCCAGTCCCCATAGAGCAGCGCTTTTCTCTCCTTGTCGGGCAGGTTTTTCAGGCGTCTGACATATCCGGGATCCGCCCGCATCAGGAACCCATTGTCCTGTACGAGCGAGGGGAGAAAGATTCTGTTCCCGTTCTCCGTCTCGTGCGGGACGTTTGGCTCTCCTATATCCACGAATCGTGCCTTCACCCACTGGTGGCCCACGCCGCCGGGGTTCGTCGAGGAGCGTATGGATTTGGGGAAGCTGTTTGCGCCGCGCAGTCTGGATATGAGGTAGAGGTACATCTGCTCCGTGAAATGCGTCAGCTCGTCGAAACGTATCACGTCGAACTCAGCGCTCTGGTAGCGGAAAACATCTTTTTCACTGTCGCAGTAGCCGAAGTCTATCAGGCTCCCGTTGCAGAATTTCCCCGTGTGGCTCGCATTGTTATACCTGTAATACTCACGTGGGTACAGCCCCAGCGACACGCGGATAAGGCTCTTTTCCAGCTCCGGGTACGTCCGGCGCAGGATGAGCTGCTTGCTGCCGGCATACTTCAAGGCATAAAGCAGCGCGTCTATCAGTTGTCCGTAGCTCTTGCCCCCGCCTGCCGCGCCGCCGAACAGCACCTCGTCCGTATCCGCCGCGATGAACGCCCGCTGTCTATCTGTTATCTGCAGCCGCAGCTCCGGCATTATCAGCGCCTCCGTCCGTTACCGTCGTCACGATTACGTGCAGCGGTTCCGTGCTCTCGTCTTTTACGACGTCCACCAACATCCCCAGGTGCCGTGCCAGCAGCTCCAGCGCCTTGAGTGCTCCCCGGCTGTCATGCTGCCATACGTGATCGCTCGGCACATAGGCGTGCTCATCGCTGTTCCACTCCATCACCGGCTCGCCGTCACAGCAGCGTTTATATTCCAGCATGATCTCCGTGAGCACCGCGTCGTCGTTGATCATCAGCCTCGAGCATCGATCTTTCTGTAATTCGCGCACGCGCGCAACGATTTCCGGTTTTTTCATGTTTTCGCTGCCAATGTTGTACGCGCTTTTTTCGCTGTAACCTGCGCGCTTCGCGGCGGCCGTGGAGTTAAGGTCCGCAAGATACTCCAGACAAAACAGCTCCTCGCGCTTCGTCAGCGCTCCGTTTCTTCGCCTTCCCATCGCGTCACCCCCGCTCCGTGTTTTGTGTAAGGGGGCCGGCTGCCGCTTCCGGCCCCCCATCGTAAAGGAGTGAGGAGTTTGCGCGGCTTCCTTTCGCGCCGCAGCGCGCCGCGCCTTTCCTCATGTTCACCGTATCACGCCTGTCCGTCCCCCTCCTTTTGTTTTTTTCGTCATTTTATACAAAAAAAGGCCGGAACCTCTGCGGCCCCGGTCTGTGGTCATGTTGTCTGGTCAGGCGCGCAGCTCCGCGTCATATTTTCCAGCGAAATTCTTTATAGAACCTTTCAGTCAGCTTGTAAAGCGCCGCCTCGGAGATATGGTATCGCAGCGCCGTCTCGAGCATCGTGCGTCCCTCTGTCACAGTTTCGCGCAGCGCCATCTCTCTGTCGCCGCCGATCCTTCTGCAATCGGCGTCGATCTCGTCGCGCAGCGACGGCGACAGTCTCCTGTAATTTCTGCAGATCGAGTATATAAGCATCTGCTCATTCTCCGGCAGCCCGAACCTGTCTCCTCCGCGATACTTCATTTCTTTCACTCCCGTAACTTTCTGTCACCCGTCTTTTCTGCCCCGTTTTTTTCTCATACGCTCTTTTTCTGCTGCTTTTTCCTCCGGCGTCATATGCGCCCTTGCTTTTGCCGAACAATAATCCATGTGAACGAGCCGCGCCCATCTGACGGGCGGCAAATCATTTCGCACCGGCGTCACCCCTTTTCCTCTATCGGCGGCAGGTCCAACTTTTTGCGCAGCTCCACCACTTTGGCCGACACGATCGTTCCCGCGTTTTCATAGTCGCTTTTTATGTCGTCCTCCCAGATGCGCCGCGCTTCGTTTTCGAGTCTGAGAAACCATGCTGCAAACTCGTCATCCGAAAGGGTGTCATTAACGTTCCACGCCGCCAGCAAAGTGAGCAGCGCAAACGTGCTAAATCCGTCCTTGATGCCGCATAATTTAGCGGCGCGGCACATATTGATGATGTTTTTTGTCATGTCATAGCCTCCCTAACCGCCGCGCTCCACTCCGCCGCATTCCCCGGGCAGTACCATGCCGCTATATCCTCGACACTGTCGTGCGGCCGTTTGCTGATTGCCCGCGCTACGTACATAACGCAGCTTTCTGCGCTGTCAAACGACATGTAATTTCCGTTGTTTCGTCGCCACCCGAACCAATTATTTTTTTTCTGCGCCAAATCGCTTGTCCCAAACCCTGATTCTACCACTGCAATGGCGCGCAGCACCGCGGGGTCGATTTCAAATTCTTCCGCCGCCGCGTAAAAATAAAACTCAATTCCCGGCATATATGGTTCGTCCACCTGATACGCGTAGCTGTCCACCACACCAAGGATGATAACCACCGCCGCCAGAACGATGACGGCAACCAGTATGTAAAGTTTTAAATCAGGCATTGCTTTCCTCCTTTGCCAACTTGCTATCTAACTTGCTATCAGCTTCCGTTGGTGCCTCATCGCCCCAAAAATCCCATCCATCCGCGCATTGGCGGGCAAAAAGCTCAATGGCGGTGCCGCCGCCCATAAGCTCCATAATTCGTTCTCGCGCCACGTCCGGTTTTTTGCTGTGCTCTTCGATAGGCGTATCTATAACGCTATGCACAGAAGCGGAGGCGCGGTGTGGCTTTCCCTTTACGCCGATTAAGCACACTTCCGGATTTGAGCGCGTCCAAAATCCAAGCCCCCAAAACCATCCGTTTCCGCTCTTGTTTCGCTTTACCCAATTGAAACCTAATGTTTTGTATGTAAAGCCCCAACGCTTCATTGTTTCTAACCCCTGCTCCAGGCACGGATAGGTACACCACATAAAAAACACGCAATCATCGGCGGCAAGCCCCCCACGGGAAGGTTATAAATATCCTGCTTTGTCATGGTGCCATAGTGATTGCGGGCGCAGCCGTTTCCGCCCTTAGCCCACGCCTTATAGCTCCACGGTGGATCGGCATAGATGATGCTATATTTATTCTCTGTGTTGAAAATATCAACGTACATGCTCAACGCTCCTTTTTGCTCTCTTTTAAACGATATCCGGCTTTTTTCATATCAGCCAGCTGTGCGTCCGTGTACCCGCAATTTTTCGCCGACGATGATAACACCCGTTTTTTGTCGTGCCATATTTCCCACATCGTCAAGTCCCCTTGGCATCTGTCGCTTCACACAGCCTGTCTCCGTTAAAGCCTTTATATGCTTTCATTTTTTGCACCTCCATCTGCCAGCAGTTTGGCGACGTTCGTGGCTAATGCTTCTCCGTCGTGCGCCGGAAATCGTCGGCCGCCGGGCAGGTCGAGAAGTGCGAAACATAACCGCGCCCAGTAGCCTTTTTCTCCGGCCCGCTAAAGTCGCAGGAGACAACGTCTCCGGCAGGCGTCACCACTTTACCTTTCGCCCCCGCCCGCTCCCAGTAGGTGACAGGCCCGGGGTCACAGGGCATCATTTTGCCGCTCCTTGTCCTGATGAAAATTATCGGCGCACCACACCCGCGGCAGTTTTTTGTAGTCATGTGCCCGCTCCCTTACAAATAATTTTTGCCGAACTCGCGGATGAACCTCTCCGTGTCCCAGCCCTGTTCCCGCATGACCGTTTCCTGCGCCCAGCGTCTTATCATGTCCGCCGTCTCGCGGCAGACGTGCGCGGCCTTTGGTCCGTTCCTGTGGCACTTGTCTCCGCAAAGATATACATACAGCCCGTATTTTTCGCTTTTTTTGCGCAGCGCGCCGCCAAAAGCATGGTGCTTTTCAAGCGGGTCTCCCGCTCCGTTTTTCCCGCAAAGAAAACATTCTTTCAATCTTCGTCTCCTGCCTTTTCTTTCGCGGCGCCCTCTTTAAGTATTTCCCTAACCGTTCCAATCGTGTTGTGTACTCTCAACATTTCAGCTGCGGCAGAATTAAATTTCACCCCGACCTTTTGGCAATTTTCCTCTAACGCCAGTTGGCACATAGCCAAAAGACTTCTTATATCCCCGCAAAACCCCGCGCTTATCCCATCGCTGCCGATCTCTACATGCAATACAGATTTTTCCATCATGCGTCCTCCCTTACGAAGTCAAAAAGTGTCGGCGCGTCTCTTTCAGCGTCCGCCTCCTGCAAATAACCGACCCCGTCGCGGAAATATCCGTTGGACAGCTCCGTTTCCAGCCCGTAGCGTCCCATTTTTACCGCCATGTAAGGCACCGAAAAAATTCCTGCAAACGGGTCATATACAACATCTCCGGGGTTTGAATATCTGTTTATGCACCTTTCGATTATGTCTAGCTGCAAAGGGCACACGTGCATTTGCTGCCGCCTGGCGCTCTGAGTTGTGTTCAGCGTTTTTATGCGCAGTATGTCGTCCCACACATCCATATTCCACGACGGAGGTGCCACCACCATAAATCCGGCCGGAAGCCTTCCCTCTTTGTCCATCTCCTTGCACAGCTCCACGTGCTCCGCGTAACTGTAACAGCTCTCCCGCGCGCGGGAGTTGAATACCTTTTGCAGCATCCCCTCCGGTATCGTGCCTATCTCGTCTTTTGTCAGCAGCCTGTCTCCGCCGCTCCTCCAGAAGGCGTGTGCATCAAGCTGCCACTGTGCTCTGGTATACTCGCTTTTTTCTTTTGTCACCGGCACGTCCGCATACGCCCGGCTCCTGTCCGTCGGCAATTTGCGGAAGATTAGGATGTATTCCGGGCATCCTACGCCCATCTTTGTTCCGTCCTTGCAGCACTCGGTCCATCCGAGGCGATACGTCTGCGCGTTCTCCCTTACCACGTCTGTTATAACTGTTATCATCCCCATCAACACAAATCCGTGCTTCATATAGTGCTCAATGGCAAGTGCGTGAAACGGTTCTATCGTTGGCGTGCCGTCTCCTGTCGCTCCGCCGAACAGCACACGGTCTTTGACGTGGCAGCAGAATATTCGTCCCGGCTGCAAAACCCGCAGCAGCTCCGGCGACAGATAATCCATCTGCTTAAAAAAAGCCGCTGTATCATCGTTATGCCCGAAATCGTTGTAACTTGGCGTGTATTCATAGTGATTTGAAAAGGGTATTGACGTCAGTATCATCCCCACCGTGTCCGTCTCCATGTTCCGCGTCTCCTCCACACAGTCGTTGTTTATGGCCCTGAAATTTGCTCCGCGCACTTCCACTCTTTCCACCCCTATGCTTCTACCCATTGCTTCGCGCACTCTCGCTCCGCCAAGTCCGTACTTCCTGACTATCTCCGTCATTTTTGCTGTCTGCTCACGGTGCCGATCCCACTTTTTCAAAAGCTCCTCCAGTATTTCGCTCTCGTTTTCCGTGTAGATGATGTCGATTATCACCCGCTGTGTCTGCAAAAATCGGTATATCCTGTGTATTGCCTTGATGAAATCATTGAACTTATAGTCAATGCCGAGAAATATCGCCCTGTGACAGTGTTTTTGAAAATTGCATCCCTGCCCGCTTATCTCCTTTTTTGTTGCCAACAGCCTTGTACGGCCTTCGGAAAAGTCGATTATCCTTTTTTCCCGTTCGTCTATATCCTGCGTGCCGAACACCTCCACGGCCTCCGGCAGCGCCGCCTTTATCGCGTGCCTTTCATCCTCCAGGTCGTGCCATAGAACGAAATGCGCGGCAGGATCTCCGTCTACGATCTTTTTCATTTCGTCCACCCGCTCCGCAAGGCTTGTGCGCTTTTCCTTCGCCGCGTCCGAAAGTCCGGCGGCAGCTTCGCGCTGGAGTTTCATCTGCCCGTCGCGGTCAAATATCCCGTTGTTGTCGCTTTTCAGTTTGTGGTATCTTATCTCTATCTCCGGCAGCGCATAGCCCTCGTCGCTGTAGCCAAGGTCGGACGGCTTTTCGATCAGCAGCGCCCAGGTGGAAACCCACAGCCAAAACTCTGCCTCTTTGTGCGGGTATAGCGTCAGGTTGTTGGCCTTTGTGCTGTCTCGCTTGAAAAAGCGCGTCAGCGCCTGCCCCGTGTCCATCACTTCCAAAAAACCGGCGTAATGTATGATCTCCTTGTATTTGTTCGGGTCAGGTGTAGCCGTGGCGCACAGCTTATACTTTACCCCGCGGAATTTCACCAGAAACTCCTGATATGTCTTGCTGCCGAAACTTCGCAGGATGGACGCCTCGTCCAGCGCGCAGGCTGTATAATCTTTCGGGTCAATATCTCCGTCGCGCACCCGTTCATAGTTTGTCATAAGTATGCGCGCACCTGCTTTTTCCGCCGCCTCGGCTTCCGCGCTCGTCCTTATGTACTCCGGCGCCCGCTCCCATCCCAGAAGCTCTTTTGCATCGTGCGTAAATTCCTGCTTTACGCCCAGCGGCAGGACGATAAGCGCGCATCCGCCCTCATGCTGTGTCACCAGCCGGCAGTATTCCAGTTCGCAGGCGGTTTTGCCCAGCCCAAACGCCGCGAATAACGCCCGGCGGCCGCCTTTTACTGCCCACAGCACGCTGTCCTTCTGATGTGGTTTCAGCGCGGGGTTCATTTCGTCCTCCCGCACTTCAAATCCGCTTTCCGGCGCCGTTATGGCTTTGTCTTTAAGAAAATCCGAATATTCCATCTTATTTTTCTTTCATTCCCAGTGCCTTGTAGCACCTGATGTACCGGACCCTCTCGCCGTCCACGAACAGCACGGCCGCCGTGTTCGGCTCCTCGTCCCATTTCATCCACTTCTGCGCCGCTTCCTGCCTGTTCGTCGTCTCGACAGTGGCGATTATCTCTCCCATGTAGCGCGCCTCAACGCGGTAAAGGTGATCCTCCTCCGTTTTAGGCTTCTTCATTGTTTCCGTCCCCTTTCAGTATGTGCAGCGGGGACAGCAGCCTGTCCGCCAGTTCTATGTCGCTCTTTCGCGTTTTTATAACGTCCCGCTCCCGCGACATTCTCCCGACGTAAAATGTCCCGCGTATCGCCCGCGCCTTTCCGCCTGTCCACTGTACCCTGTTCAGCGGCAGCTGCAGCCTCGCGCCCTCGTCGTTGGAAATGACTATCAGCGGCGTATGCTCCAGCGGTTCTATCCTTACCGTTCCCCCCAGCCCCTCCGTCAGATCCTCGACGGAGCAGCTGGATTCCACATATTCAGGCTCCGCGCCCGGTCTAAAGCAAATCAGTTTCATTGTCTCCCCTTTCTGCGCGGTGCCGCGCCTTCCAAAAACGTCTGTGCCGCGTCGTTCTCGTAAGCCTCCAGCGTTTCGCAGGCGATTTTTTGCAGCCTCCCGGCCGCTTCCGCCTTGCCTCCGGCGGCTTTAAGGCACTCGCTCATCGCCCAGCGCCTCACTCGTTCGCCGTCCACGCCGCAGTCAAGGTTTCGTTCTCCCCGTCTGACTATCGCTATGACTGTTCGTTTTTCGATGTCGGTCATTTGTTGTCTCCATCCCTCTTTCTGCGCCGGTCGTTTTCGCGGTATACCGGCGGCTTCTTCCTGCTGTCCAGCCATCTGTATTCCCATTTTCTCCGCCGGAACCCGAATTTGTCGTTAAATTCCTCGAAAGCCGTCTCCGCGTAGCCTTTCGGCAATTTTGGCCCGCTCCGCGGCCGGCGTTCAAAGACCTCCGGCTCCGGCTCCACCGGCTGCACAAGGTTTTTGCTGCATGTCCAGCGCCGCGCGCCTTTTCTGCGCGCCCTTTTGGCGCTGTCGCCGTCACCCTTGTCCCCGGTAATCAGGTACTCCGCTATATCCCAGCAGTCCGCGCTGTCGTCCAAAGCGCTGAACGTCACCCGGCCGCCGCCCGCCTCCTCCCACGTCCCACGGATCACTCCCGCGTCTGCGTAGGTCATGATCAGGTGATGATGCCATTGGCCCTGTTTTTCGGTCACGGCGATATACTTGAATTTTCCGGCCGCGAACATCTCCCGCATCGTCCGCAAAAATTTCCCGCGTGCCTTTTTCGCCGCTTCCTCGTCCATACCGCGCGGCATCGTCAGCGTAACGAATGAATCGCTGCCCATGTCAAAATTGGCTAAAATTTTCAGCCGCAACCTCTCGGCCGCGTGTCTGTCGTTCAGCTTCTGCTGGTCCTCGCTCGTCGCCGCACGCGCCGCACTTCTTCTTCCGCCTTTCCCCCATGCCGGTGCAGCGTGCTCATCGATAATCACCCTGTCCCCCAGGTAGCAGTATTTTCTGATGTATGTCATTTCCATCTCCGGCGAAAAGTTAATTGATTTACAAGGTATTTAAAAGCCCGTCATTCCGGGCCTTGAAACGCCTTTGCGCGTGTGTTATAATAATTTATAAAGGTACAGCGTTATGTGCGTTATGTGCCCTCAGGCGGCCCGCGAAGGCGTCACAATCTTCGCGCGGGCCGTCTTTTTTTTTGCCCTTATCGTTCCTGCCGCCATCAGTGCCAGCCCGGCACAGCCCCACGCCGCCGCTGCCGCAAATCCCAAGCTGCCGCAGTCCGCGCCGCCTGCCGCGCCAAGCAGCAAAAAGAATCCGCCCAGAATTGCCGCTCCTCTTGCCTCCATCACCACGCCTCCTTTCTCAGCCTGTACATTTTGCCTCCGTCAAAACAGATTATTTTCCCCTCGCTCTCTGCTTCCGGCTCCAGCAGCGGGGTGCAGTCGTGATGCAGCGTGTGCAGCGTTATAAATACCTTGTCGCACTCTGCCAGCCGCGTGTTCTGCCGCATTATCAGCCCCGCCGCGTCCGGCCCGTTTCTTACAATTCCCTCAGCCCGCGCCGCCTTGCGCAGCTCGCCGTTTTCTTCCCGTTTCCATCCCTCGTCCTCATACCGCAAAAAGTTTTTCATCCGTTTCTTCCTTTCCTCTTTCTTTTATTGCCCTCAGCGCCGTTTTTTCGCAACATGCCCGTTTTCGTGCTCATTTCTGCGCCGTGAGCACCGCCCTTTTCGGTACCCACCCTTTATCACAACCGCGTCCAGGCACGTAAAACTCCACGAGCACGGCGCTGTCCCCCTCTTTCAGCACGCGCTTTTCTGCGTTCTGATAGAACTCCCATCTTTCCGGTGCGAACTTCTGCCGCAGGAACCACACCGCGATCTTCGCGTCCACAGCTTTCGCTGCCTGCTTCTTCATGCGCTCTCTCCCTCTCCGTCCATGTATCGCAGGAACGCCGCCCGCGGTATCTTTACCCTGCATCCCATCACTATGACCGGAAATCCCAACATCGCCGGATCATCGTGCGCCTGCCGCCTTATCGTGTTAGGATCACTACCCAGTACATCCGCAATGTCCGCGGCAACCAACACGGTGCGCTCGCTTTGCCTTATTTCGTCCAGCGTCATTCTATCGCCTCCTTCACGCGCTTCACGTTGACCTGCGCAGTTGTTTTTTTCTTTATAAAATGCTATATTCATCTTGAAAGGTGGTCTGTTTATGGAAGTGCTCATTTCTACTATCGCTATCGTTTTTATTTTTGTTGTTCCCGCTTCGGTAACCCGCTATCTCATAAAACGCGCTCCGCTCGGTTTACCGGCGATCCGCATTTTTTCCGCCGTGGAAGTTGCGCTTTTTCTGATCTACGGAATGCTTAACGGAATGACGACCCCCACGAACATTGGCTTTGTCGGCTTTGTCGGCTACGTTTTGGGCTACGCTGCCGTAATAGCGCTATTCTATCTGATCGCGCTTGCCCTGAACAAATGGATAATGGGCGAGCGCCATCATAAAGACTGATCCGTCAAGCGCTCTCCCTTTCAGAAATACCGAACAGCTCGTTCGGCGTAACGTCCAGGGCCTGTGCGATTTTCACGACATCGAAGTCGTATATTTGTTTGCGGCCACACATCATGTTTGAAAAGTCGTTCGGCCTATATCCGGCTCGAATAGCTACAGCGGATTGTTTCAGCCCTTTCTTATTTATTATTTTTTTGACTTGACCGGCAATTATCGATTCTTTCATCATTTTGCCCTCCTAAATCTAAAGATTCTTTAGCTCACTATCATTAAATCACAAGTTGCTTTATGTGTCAATACATTTCATCAAGTTTCTTTAGTTTTTTATATTGACTTGTACAGCATCTTGTGATATGTTGTTTTTGAGGTGAATATAATGGGAATCGGTAAAAGAATAAAAGAAGCTCGGGAACGTAAAGGATATACACAGAATGAGCTTGGAGCGCTTGTCGGTGTTACCGGATCGGCTATTACAAATTATGAAAATGAAATAAGCCATCCGCGCGAACAAATACTTTACAGCCTGATCCGCGTTTTAAATGTAGATGCAAATTTTCTGTTTCAAGATTGTGTTGAATCTAGTACAGAAAAAGCCCCCGCCCCGGACGAATCCGAAGCGAGGGCTGCGGCCAGCAGATTATATTCAGCTTTGATTTCTGCCGGCGTCGTTGCTCCCGGCGAGGATCTCACCGCCGAGCAGATCGAGGCGCTGGACGCTATCCACACCCTTATAACTGTCCTGCTCAAGCCGAAGGGTTAATATTCTCAGCGCTTCGGCTCCGCATGGACGCCGCAGCGCTTTTTTCACCCATTCCAGCACCCGTTCGGGTACTTCACATTCTTCCATCGTTCCCTCCTGCCTTGCAACGGGCATTTCCTTGTTTGTGCGAACGTATGTTCTTCTACCGATTCTTATATTACCACTATGGATTTTGTATTTCAAGTATAGCGTTGGGACATTTTTGTCCACTATCTTATTAGGAGGATTTTGTATGCATGTAACACGTGAGGATCTTGGCCTCGAGCCGGAGCGCGAGGATATGGATGATGCCATGTTCCGTGAAACATACCATACCGCGGACGACCTGCAAACGAAGCGCATGCAAGAAGAATACGAACGGCATGAATTTGAACACGAGCTTGCGAGCGAACACAAATATGAATCTGCTCACCCTCGCCTCGTTATACTTTTTTTTCGTAGGAAAGGTGGTACTCAATTAAATGGTCTGCATCAAATGCCAGGCCGAGCTTCCTGACGGTGCCATATTCTGCCCTATGTGCGGGAAAAAACAAACGCGGGAAAAGTCTGCCAGAACGCACGGAAACGGAATAGGGACAGTTTACAAGCGCGGCAAGACGTGGTCTGCATCTGTTACAATAGGCTGGAAAACCTCAGACAATAAAAAGAAGCCCATAAAAAAGACAAAGGGCGGATTCAAAACCAAAAAAGAGGCGGCAGCCTATTTGCCAAAACTCTACGGCGGCGAACAGCAAAAAGACGCGACCGTTTTCTCCTTATATACTGCGTGGAGTGATATGCACTATCCTACTATATCGGCGGACAAGGCGTGCCATTACCGTACCGCGTTCGCGGCGTGGAACGAATTGCAGTCGCGCAAAATAACGACTATCGCGCTGGCCGAGCTTCAATCTGCCGTTGATGCCCTCGAGACGGGATATTATCCTAAACGGGACATGAAAATTGTAATGTCGAAAATATATGAATACGCCCTGATCCACGACCTTTGCAAACGCAATCTGGCCGAATATATACGGCTGCCGAAAAACACGGCATCAAAACATGACGCATACAGCGAGTTTGAAAAGGCGGCCATATGGAAGGACTGGAAAGATAACAAGGGCTTCGCCGGGGTCGTGCTGGTAATGCTGCTTACGGGTCTGCGTCCTGGCGAGGCCCGGAAAATCCGCTCCGAGAGCGTCCACGTCGAGCAGCGGTATATGATCGGCGGAATAAAGACCCCTGCGGGCATAGACAGAGAAATACCTATTGCCGAGAAAATAGTCCCGATAATAGAATACTTTTTGACGAACGAAACGGCGCGGCTTTTTGACTACAGCGAAAAAACATTTTACGCGGAATGGGCCGCCCTCGTAAAAAGGACGGGCATACGTGACCTCGGGGCCGATAGTTGCCGTCATACATGGTTTACAAACATGGCAGAATCGGACGTACAGCCGGAGGTTATCACGCAGACCGGCGGGCATACAAAACTGTCCACATCCATGTTATACACGCACGTGTCCCTCGACGCAAAACGAGATGCTGTCAACAGATTATAATTTTATCGACAACATACAAACAACATACGTTGACTTTATCCTATTGTAATGCGCTTCTATTCGCCCCTGCTAAGGGCGTAGGTCGGGAAACCGGCGCGAGGGTTCGAGTCCCTCCTTCTCCGCCATAAGAACAGATGCCTCACGGCGTCTGTTCTTTTTTTATGCTTTGGAAAGACGCCCGCATCGCGGCATCATTTCTGCCCCGCCTTAATAATATGCAGAGACGGGTGCGCAGGGCCCGACGCGCTTTTTGCCGGCCCGGATACGCCCTCCCGCCTCCCCGCGGCGGCCGCGCGCCTCCCTTTTCCGGCCCGCGCAGGGAAAATATTGTTAATTTTTTGTAAAAGCCTTATTAATAATAAGTCCTACTATTGACATTTGTAAGTCCGGGTGTTACACTGTGGGCACAGTTCAGTAATGACAACAGGGGGGCTAATGTAATGGCAGGATTTGATGAATACAGGAAACTTACAAACGAGGTCGGCGCGCCTGTGGCCGACAATGAAAACTCCATCACGGCGGGGCCGCGCGGCCCAGTCATGATGCAGGACGTGTGGCTGCTCGAAAAGCTGGCTCACTTCGACAGGGAGGTCATCCCCGAGCGCAGGATGCACGCCAAAGGCTGGGGCGCTTACGGCAAACTCACCATCACGCACGACATCTCGCAGTATACCCGCGCCAAGGTGCTGCAGCCCGGCGCTGTGACCGAGTGCTTCGTGCGCTTCTCCACCGTCGCCGGAGAACGCGGCGCAGCCGACGCCGAGCGCGACATCCGCGGAGTGGCGATGAAGTTCTACACCGAGGACGGCAACTGGGACCTCGTCGGAAACAACACGCCCACATTCTTCCTCAGAGACGTGCACAATTTCCCCGACCTCAACCGCGCCGTCAAACGCGACCCCTACACGGGCATGCGCTCCGCGCAGAACAACTGGGACTTCTGGACCCTGCTGCCCGAGTGCTTCCATCAGGTGACCGTCGTCATGTCCGACCGCGGCATCCCGGACGGCTTCCGCCACATGCATCTTTTCGGTGAGCACACGTTCTCCTTCTACAACGAAAACAACGAGCGCGTCTGGTGCAAGTTCCACTTCAAGACCCAGCAGGGCATAAAGAACCTGACGAACGAGGAGGCCGCCGCGAAGAACGCCGTGGACCGCGAGAGCTCGGGGCGCGACCTGTTCGAGGCCATCCAGCGCGGGGATTACCCGAAGTGGACCATGTACGTGCAGATCATGACCGAGGAGCAGGCCAGGAACCACTACGAGAATCCGTTCGACATCACGAAGATCTGGCGTCACGCGGAGTACCCGCTTATAGAGGTGGGCGAGCTGGAGCTGAACCGCTGGCCCGAAAACTACTTTGCCGAGGTCGAGCAGTCCGCCTTCACTCCGGCGCACGTGGTGCCCGGCATAGGCTTCTCGCCCGACAAGTTCCTGCAGGGCAGGCTTTTTGTCTACGGCGACGCGCAGCGCTACCGTCTGGGCGTCAACCACAACCTCATCCCCGTCAACCAGGCCAAGGGCGTCAAGGGCGGCGTAGCTGATTACCACCGCGACGGAGCCATGCGCACCGACGGCAACTACGGCCGCGCACCCGCTTACTCCCCGAACAGCGCCGGCGTCTGGACAGCGCAGCCTGACGTCATGGAGCCCCCGCTGGAGCTGGACGGCGCGATGTGGCAGTACGACCCCAAGGACGACCCGACCAACGACGATTTCCGCGCTGGCGGCGACCTCTGGCGCGTGCTGACCGAGGACAAGAAGCAGCTGCTCATCCACAACACCGCGGCGGACATAGCCCCCGTCACCGAGAACGTCAAGTACCGCCATGCCGTCCACTGCTATCTGGCCGACAAGGAGTACGGCGAACGCATCACCGAGGCGATGGGGCTCGACATAGACAGGGTGATCGACCTCTCCAAGCTCAGCAACGACGAACTCAACAGGGTGACGACCCTCTAA